GCATGTATCAAGTACAACAACAAACCAGAGATCAGTTGCTTGTAAAAGAAGAAGAGGCTCTTGAGGCCAAGCAAAACCAAGCAGATGACCTGTATAAAAAAGCTATACAAGCTGGTGATGCAGAATTAATAAGCAAAGCTGATACTCTTAAAAGCGATTTAAGTATTCAAAAAGAAAAACTTAAGGTTGCAAAAAGCCAAGCCGAGCAACAAAATTTTCAAAATCCGCAAGCCGTGCAACAGCCAATGCAACAGGCAGTGCAGCAAAATCAAGAAACACAGCCAGCAACGAAAGAGGCAAAAGCCTGGCATGAAAAAAATTCTTGGTATGGCGATCAATCTGATCCAGATAATTGGCAGGCATCGCAATTTGCATATTTTACGCATTACAATTTAATTAACGAAGGTTATGAGGCAGACTCAGATGAATACTATGAGCAGCTTGATAACCGAGTAGCAAAAGTTTATCCAGATCTAGTATCTGGGCAAAGTGTCGAGCAATCAGAAGGTAGACCCGCTGTGCAAAGAGTCGCCTCCACCTCTGTCGGAGGACGACAAAAAACACAAGGCAAAAAGAACGGTGTGACTTTTTCTAAAACGGAAGTTGAGCGTCTCAGAGGATTGAAACCACACAATATGTCGGAAGACGCGTGGTTAAAATCTGTTGCTAAAGAAAAACAAAAAATAGCCAACAGGGAGGCAAAATGACCGAAGAAACTAATAACACAACCAGACAATCCCGTGAATCCGAGAATCACGCTAACAACACTCGAAGAAAACCATGGACGCCAGTAAGAAAACTTGAAACTCCAGAACCACCAGAAGGGTACGAATATCGTTGGATAAGAGAATCCATGTTGGGCCAGGAGGATAGAAGTAACGTAAGCAAAAGATTGCGAGAAGGTTGGGAACTTGTAAGAGGGACTGATTTACCACAAGAATTTGTATTACCTACTTTAGATGACGGAAGACATGCTGGCATTGTATATAATGACGGACTACTTTTAGCGAAGATTCCTGTCGAGACAAAACAAGAGCGTAATGCTTACTATGAGTCTCAAACGGCTAGATCAAAGGAGGCATTGGACAATAATGTGTTTAATGAATCCAGAAAAGACAGCCGCTATGTGCAGTATGATTCAAAAAGAGAGTCTAATGTTACTTTTGGGAAAAAGTAGCAACATATAATAGGAGCTAAAAATGGCTAATAAAGATAGCGCATTTGGATGCAAACCTGTTCGTATGATGGGTGGGGCACCTTACTCTGGTGGTCAATCAAGATACAGAATCGCAAGCGGAGCTACAACTCCGATTTTTCAAGGCGATCTTGTAACTCAGTTGACAGCTGGTGTAATAGGAAGACATGCCGCAACTGGAACCGTTCCAATTGTCGGAGTGTTTAATGGTGTTCAATACACTGACCCAACCACAGGCGAGCAAGTTTTCAAAAACACATATCCTGGTAGTATTTCTGCTAGTGATATTATTGCAAGCGTAATAGATGATCCAAACGTAGTGTTTGAGGTCCAAGCAGATGATACCTTCCCGGTAGCAGATCTGTTCGGTAACTTCGACATTGTTGATGGTTCACCTGTTGGCGACACTAAGTCTGGAAGATCCAATCTTGAGCTAGACGTAACAACCGGTGCTACAACCGCAACGTTACCGCTCAAGTGTATTGACATCTCCCAGGATCCCGATAACGATGATGTAGCATCATCCAACACCAATGTACTATGTGTGATTCAAAACCACATCATGGGACAAAAAGGTGCTGGCCTAGCATAAGGAGCTAAATAATGGCAATTTCAAGAGCACAACTAGCTAAAGAGCTAGAACCAGGTCTAAATTCATTATTTGGTCTTAACTATGATGAATACGATCGTGAATACGAAGAAATCTTCTCTATTGAAGATTCAAGTCGCGCATTTGAAGAAGAGGTATTAATTACCGGTTTCGGATCTGCGCCTACGAAAACCGAAGGACAAGGAGTTGTCTTTGATAACGCATCTGAAAGTTTCAGTGCACGTTATACCCACGACACAGTGGCGTTAGCGTTTGCTTTAACAGAAGAGGCTATTGAAGATAATCTCTATGACTCTTTAGGAAAAAGATATGTCAAAGCATTAGCGAAATCTATGGCTAACACCAAAGAGATCAAAGGTGCAGATGTGTTGAACAACGCTTTCTCATCCAGTTTTACTGGCGGAGATGGTGTTTCTCTAATTAACACTGCTCACCCACTTGCTGGTGGTGGAACAGCTGCTAACAGAGCAACAACTATGGCCGACCTTAATGAAACTTCATTAGAGGACGCTTTAATTGACATCTCTACTTTCACAGATGACAAAGGATTAACAATCTCTGTGCAAGCTGACAAACTAATCGTGCCACCACAATTAGTATTTGTTGCTGACAGAATTTTAAATTCTAATCAGAGAGTAGGAACATCTGATAATGACCTAAACGCTATCAAGAACACTGGTGTTCTTCCTGGCGGTTATTCAGTAAATCATTATCTAAATGATCCGGATGCTTTCTTCATCTTAACTTCTGTAACAGCACAAGGCGAAGGCCTTAAAATGTTCCAAAGAACTGGCATGGAAACTTCCATGGAACCAGACTTCTCAACTGGAAACATTCGTTACAAAGCTCGTGAAAGATATTCGTTTGGTTTCTCCGATTGGAGAGGCGTATATGGATCACAAGGTGCATAACTCGAACGTTTAGAAATACCGTTTATAACTCAAGTATTTCAAATTAAGGGCCCTCCAGGGCCCTTTTTTTTGGCCTAAATTAATTACAAATTAAGTGTATAAATTGTTGTACTTTTGTGCATAATTGTGCATAATAGGTATGTGGGAATTTTAATTAACAACAAAAACGGAGAAAAAATAATGGCAAACTTAAAACCAAAAATTGAGAAAGTCCTAGTAAAAACAATCAATGAGCACTTCAAAGATTTTTACAAGGCTTATGTTGAGAATGACAAAATTATGGTCAAAATGATTGACCCAGATTTTGTTAAAGAAAAGGCTGATGAATGGTTCCATGTTCCAAAGTGGGAACACCAAGACGATTGGTGTTTTATGTGTGATGGCGGCATGGGTTGGGAGTTGGTTAATCCTTGCGATGCAGAATATCCAGACTATGAGTTTGAGCAAAAGTTAGACAAAAATTTTAAAGATGCTGGTTTGTTTTGTGAGCCTTATGCCAGCTGGAAACACATTGTCTACAAGGAGGTGGCGTAATGGAAAACAAAACTTACACATTTTACGAAGATCCTGGGCATGGCTGGTTGGCCGTGCCTTTGGGAAATTTAGTTGAGTTAGGAATTGCTGACAAAATTACTGGCTACAGCTATTTAATTGGCGACATGGCTTACTTAGAAGAAGATTGTGACTTAGGTGTTTTTGTCTTGGCCTACAAAGAAAAGTACGGCAAGTTGCCAGGGTTCAAACAAAAGTACCAAGAGGTCACAATGATTAGAAATTATCCAAACTATGACTACAAGGAGGTGGCGTAATGACTATGACTAGAGAATTTTATATCCCAAAGGGATCTAAAGAAATAAAGGCTGCAAAAACAGACGCGGTAGCTTACGTTGAGGATTGGGAGTGCGGGACCAAGTACACGGCCATGGTGTTCGGCGGCAAGAGATCTAAATACGACAAGTATTTTGGTTTCAAAACCAAAGAGGCCCGTGACGATTATGTAATTAAGTATTTCACAGATCAAGAAAACTTAGCGCTTTCTAAAAAGAAATGGGCGGCAGATAAAAAGGCCCAGGCAGAGGAAAACCAAAAAAATTACCAGGTCGGTGATATTCTTGTTTCAAGCTGGGGTTATGACCAAACTAACATTGACTTTTACCAAGTGATTGAGAGAACAGCCAAAATGGCCACCATACAAAAAATTGGTAAAGAGCGTTTAGATTCTGGCTATCCTAGCGAAGATAAAGTTATGCCTGCTAAAGATGCTTTTGTTGGCAAGCCTAAGAAAAAGAAAATCGGGACTTACGGTATTCGCTTAAATAGTTATGCAACTGCAAGGCTTTGGGAAGGTCGTCCTCATTATCAAACTGCTTACGGGTGGGGACATTAATGATTCAAAAAATATACCTTGATATGGACGGAGTTTTAGCCGACTTCGTCACAGCTGTTGAGGGCCCCGACTATTTAAACGGGCCCTTACACGGCGAACAAACTTATGACGATCGCAAGATCGAGTTCACCAACAAGCGTTTGTTCAGAAATATGCCACCGATGCCAGGCATGTTAGATCTAGTTGCCTATGTCAAAGGATCTGGTTTGCCCTGGGAGATCTTAACTTGCTCTGGCCACATCAACAGACCTTTGGTTGTGACTGACAAGATCGCCTGGACCAAACAATATGTAGATCCGCACGTTGTGCTTACGTCTACACTCAAAGGCAAACACAAAGCAATTTTTGCAAGACCTGGACATGTGTTGGTTGATGACAAGAAATCAAACATTGTGGCCTGGGAAAATGCCGGCGGCATTGGCATCTTGCATGAAACTCCTGCTGGTACTATCAAAAAATTGCAGTCTCTTTAAGTTGCTAAAGTAATTCCTTAGTAGTATCATTTTCTAAATATATTTAATTAGCTTGATGAGGGCCGGTTTACCGGTTTCCATTAATACAAACAAAGGAGTTCATAATGGCTAATCCACATTTTCAAAACCAAATCCAATGGGCGGGTAATACCGTTGCAACCAAGGCAAAAAAAGATCAACCGATGTTTATGCCTTTACCTTCTGACCAAACACACTATGGTTATTTCAATGATTTTATGACCTATAACAGTGGTGATTGGACAATCACAACAACCGAGGATGGCACGGGATCCGCAACTGAGGCAATGACCTCTGGAGCTGGTGGTCAGTTTTTGATTACTAACGCAGCTGGCGATAACGACCATGACTTTTTTAACCTAAAAGGCGAGTCTTTTTTAATAACAGGTTCAAAGAGAGCATATTTTTCAGCTAGATTTAAAGTAAGCGATGCTACACAATCTGACTTTGTTATGGGCCTACAAATTACCGATACTTCTCCGTTAGCGGTTTCAGACGGTATTTTCTTTATAAAAGACGATGGTGATACTAACTTAGATTTTATCGTTGAAAAAGATAGCACATCAACAGATACAACTGCGATTCACACTATGGCAGATGATACTTTTGTTACTGTTGCTTTCTTTGTAGATCCAGATACCGCATTGGTGCATTACTCAGTAAACAATGCAGAACCAGTTGGAGTGGTCAACACAAATCTTCCAGATAACGAAGAGCTGACAATATCTTTTGGTATACAAAACGGCGCAGCCGCAGCGAAAACCATGACTATCGATTACGTTACAGCTATCGTAGAGAGATAAAATGGCAGACGCAGTAACATCTCAAACAATCCAAGACGGCGAGAAAATCGCCGTCTTGAAATTTACAAATGTTTCGGATGGTACCGGTGAAAGTGCAGTCAAAAAAGTAGATGTTTCAGCATTAGCTAAAAACAGCGCAGGTCAAACTTGCACCACTGTTTCAGTAGCTAGGATTTATTGGGCCACGCGTGGCATGGGAGTAAATCTTGAGTTTGATGCTAGTACAAATGTTCTTTTAACTGGTTTGCCAGCAGATAGCACAGGTGATGAATACTATGACCTTTTTACCGGGATCCCAAACAATGCGGGATCTGGTGTAACTGGAGACATAGATTTTAC